AGTTAGATCCTGAATATATGGCGCCAGCATCAGCCGAATCCCAGAAGAGATAGAGAACCGCCGCTCGATATGCCGCCCTTATAGCTAAGGATCAATCCAGTGGACTCCGTAGCCCCCTGACTATTCGGGAACGTAGTGGAGATAATCGCCGTGGAGTTCACCACTTGGTAAGCAACCGCGACCTTCCCGGCAAGACCATTGCCGTTCGATACGAGTGTCCATGGAGCCGCAGGGCCTGTGGCTGTAAGGCCACCAAGCCCGGTAAATGCGGCAGCAATGATAAGTTCACTGGCTTGCGCAAGGGTTGGCGTATTGTTGGTCGCAACTGAACTCGTGCTCGCTTGATATAGCTGTCCTGGACTTGCATCGAGTGGGCTAGATGTAGCTACCGCCGAGAATTCCATCAAGACGCAGCGCACCAGATTTGAAAAAGTACCTGTCCCGCCAACCGTCGTATTGACTGTGCAGGCTCCCCCCACGGTATTGGGGAAAGTCATGATTGCTACCCGGTCAACATCGGTGCTCAAGTAACCAGTTTCGTCTGTGCTCCAACTCTGGCTCAGGCTGTCAGCGGCAACAATCCCGGTTAAAGTCCCAGTTGTAGTCGTTGCCGTACGCGCTACGCAAACCAATAGGCTGTGGGCGGTCACATTGCCAGGAAACGCAAAACTTGCGCCATTGCCAAACTGTGCGGACTGACGGAGTGCAATCGCCATTGGGTTAGCTCGTTATGTTGCCGGCGCCCGAGACCTGCCAGACCTTGACCGAAGTAAGATGCATCGGCGTGAGCGTGATGCCACCCATTGTGAACGTCATGTGCCTCACATCCATGATGTTCCCTGCTGTGGGTGGGGAGATCGTCGGTGGATTTGGCTGGCCGGCGTTGTATTGGTTCCAGGATAGTGTCGTGCCGGTTTGCACGTCGTTAACAAAAAACTTCGCGTAGCCCTGAGTGCTGGCCGTAGCTGTAACCCATAGAAAACCGAACTTGTTTGACTGGTTCAAGTTGGCGCCGCTTGGCAGCGTGACCGGGCTCCCAACATTGGGCTGCACTTGGGCGCCTGAACCTCTGGTGCCGTACCAGTTGTGTATCGCCTGCCCGTAATGGGTGAGCGATGCGACGTTGCTCTCTATGTCATCCACCTCGATCCAGTTGTTTAAAGGATCGTATCCCGTGGATAAGTTCTCGATATCGTTGATTGCCCATGCGGCCGTGGGTTGCGTGCCGTTCGGGGTTCCCGCGAGTGAGAACGTCGCTTCAAAGTAACCGCCGCCGCCAAAGGCAAGTCCACGCCATTTGTGCGGCTGCGAATTATCCTGAATGGCCGAGCAGACTCCAACATTGTTACTGACGTTCTGCCCAAGGGTGAGCGAGCCGTCAGAGTTCTGCACAATACTTCCGGCAGCTTCTGTGTTGCCGAAGAAGCTGGCAGTATACAGCGGCCCGGTCGTCGCCCCCCATGTCGTGGAATCGAAGGTCTTGGTGTTGTAACCCACCGCTGCGGCCGGAGCAGGGACGCCAGAAGCTGCTTGAACGTAAGGCCCCTGAGTGAACTTATTCCCAGTCGGCGCTGGTTTACCGGTGGCCCCGACGATATCAGTCCAGGGAGAAGTAGTGTTCAGATAGTTGAACATCGCCGCAGCAGTCGTTGCGCCTCCAGAAGCCCATGTGGCCCACGACCACAAGATCACACCAATGCCTTGCGATGCTGCCCATGTGTAGCCGTTGGCGCTCTTGCCACCATCGAGCGCTGAGTCAAAACCCGCAGTCTCGGTCATCACGATCGGATTGCCACCGGCCAGCACGCTCAATGCACCTCCGGTGCCGTAGCTGTAGCCATAATCATGCCAGGCAGCAGCAAACTGGCCTTGTGGATCTGTGACCGGACCGCCGTAGCTCGCCGTCTTGTAGGAAGCTTCCCAGACCTCGATCTGGCCGGCGTACCAGATGGGAGCCCCGAGCACTACATTGGTCGCCCCCGTGGCGCGTGTCGCGTTCAACATCTGCTGCGGGGTAGCCACCGTACAGGCAGCTCCGCCATTCAAACCAACAATGGCATTGGAGGGATTCTTCTGAGTGACGAAATTCGTCATCGTGCCGCCAGCGAGTTGCTTGACGGCGAATGGGCCGGGAGAGAAAGGATTCGTGCCGGTATTGACGCAATCGCCAAACACGTTATCGCCGAAGGGCTCGTTGAACTGCTCGATAATCACCCAAGGCATCGCCTTGACGGCATTAGCCAGGATTGTGTGGGCCTGAGCTGCGTAATCGCTCGGGAATCCGGGCTGTCCGATGGGGGCGATGGGTCTGCCGAGACTGCTCTTGGGCGCATCCCAGTGCAGATCGAAAACCGCAAAGCCCCCGCCAGCGCCGAGGTTCTGCGCGATCTGCGTGACCGCCGCCATGTAGCCGCCAGCAGGATCTGGCGTATACGCCCCGCCTCCGATCGAGGTGTAGCTGCGCCCAGCGTAGCCGGGCGAGCTTGGGTCATCGTAGACGGTATGGTTGATGATGTAGGCGCTATTGAGCGGAAACCTGAAGCAGTTGATACCCCAGGTCGTCATGATCGTGCGCCACTGAGCTGGCGTAATACCTGCGATTATGTTGTAGGAGTTTGCGATCGGGTTGGAGCTTTCCAGGCCAGAGATATTGCCGCCCTGCAGAATCACCTGTGCGCCGTTGGCGGTGTTGATCAGTTTATTGCCGACCATCTTGATGCCAAACCCAACCGGGGGCGGCCCAATCGCTGTCTGCGTTGTCGCGCTGGCCGCTGTCGAATAGGCTCCTATGCCCGTCGAATTAACTCCTGCAACCTGATAAGTCTCAAGCGTGGAAGCCGGTAACGACGTATCGGAAAACGTGGTGGCAAGTAGACCACTGAACACTACCGTGCCATTGCGCACGAGAGTGTAAGTGCTTGCGCCACTGTCTACATTCCAAGTCAGGTTTATCTGGCTGGAACTGACGGGAATAGCCGTCAAGCCCGTGACTTGCCCCGGAGCAGTAGCTGTCGAACCTGTGGTGATCTGCTGCAGCGCCGAGGCTTGAGAACGATAAATGTTCTGTATGATATCTCTAGCCTCAAGCGTGAACGCGTAAGGCGTACCGGGAATAAGTGCGGTTACCGTATAAGGGAAAACGGCTACAAAGTAGGTGACAGAAGAGGGCAGAGGAGCGCCTGGATTGGCGATCACTGTCAGGAAGTACGTTAGCTGCGCCGCCCCGGTGGCTGGCGTGAGGAGATTTACCTGCGCACTGACCGTCGTGACATTCGTAACCGATATGGTCGGCTGCGTCAGAACGGGCGCTGCCGTCGAGATGATAAACATCAGGCGTACAGTACGGTTAGGTTCACCTTACTGGCCGTGATAGCGGTATTGTCCGTGAAGGATATCCCTCCTGTCACGGCATAGGTAATAGCCGTAGAAAACGGGATGGGCACAGGAAGGCTAAGGGTAAAGCCGCCGCCAGTGGCGGAGATATTGCCTGGAATCTCAATCTGGAATGCGCAGGCCGTTGCTCCCAAGGTTACTGAAGCAACAGCGAGATTCCAGAACTTAAGATATACCGGCGCAGTCGTATCGTTCGAGGCCGTGATCATGCCTACGGCCCCAACACTGGTTTTGATTGCAGTGGCTGCGGGTGTGGCTGGCGCCACTAGGCCATAGAACGATACGGCAGAGTTCGCGGCAGCATCGATATCCAGAACGGTACGCAGCTGGCGAGTCTTCGCCATAAGCGGCATGCCGAAATCCCCCGCAGTCAGCGGGGTGGGTGAGACCGCATAAAATCCGGCAATCGGCAGTCCCTGAGAAGTCCCAGAGGTCCAGCCGGTGGAGTTATCCACGACTGCCTGGGTCGCTCCGGCCGCAACATTGACTTGCAGATACCCGCTGGCATCGACCTGCAGCGCCTGCATCAGCGAGCCCGAGGCGCTCTTGGCTCCAATGGCTGTACCAGTTGCAGGCAGCGCAGCACCATAGGTGCTTGATGTCCCGCCCGCCGCAGCTCCCGCAGCGGTATTGACCTTCAGATAGCCGTTAGCGTCCAGTTGCAGGGCATATTGCTGGCCAGTGGTTACAGTGACAGGGGTGCTGTTGTACTCCCCGCCTACCTTCACCGGATTGATCCCGGAAGAGACACCGCCAGAGGCGAGTGTTCCAGCGGCCGCCACGGCCCCTTGCTGGGCCACAGGCATTGGGTTTGCCGCACTGACCTGTACCGGCAAGCCCGCTACTTCAATATGTTCGACTACTTTCTGATAATTGGTTCCGGCGCCATCCTGGACCGTGGCAAAGGGCAGGCCGCCACTCGCGGGGCCTGGATTGAGTTGGACAATTGCGTCAGCCATGTTATGGCGCCGTCTGCAACGGTTGATATTCGGAGATGGCGTGCAGCACCAGATAAGAGGCCGTGGCCGTTGGGGTAATCGTGGAAGCCGTGGCATTCGTAAAAGACACCGCCAGCGTATTGGCTGCTGAGACGCGGGAATTACCAATGCTCAAGCCGGCTTGCTGAGTGCCGATGGACTGTATATCGACAAAATCATTCACATTGAGGCCGGTTAGGGTAAAGGTCTGTTCAGCCGTGGTATTTGCGGCCACGGAAGCCGGACTCAATGTAAGTTGATAGAGATTGGACTTAAAGGCACTGCCCCTGACAACTGTAGTACCGCTCATGAATACTCCTTAATTGACTTGCAGCAGGCCGCTTTTGACGGCGTGCTCGTAAAAATTGCCTTGCCAGGCTTTGGTGCCACGGTGTGAGAACTCGATATCTGAATCGATCCATAAGTACTCGCCCAGCGCACACCACTTACGGCAGAAATAGATGTCCTCGCCGAAATTATCCTCACTTTCCTCGCTCTTGAAATAAGGTTTTTCCAAGCGCTCGAATGCGGATCTTTTGATGCGCATAAAAGCTGTGGGCGCCTCGAGCGACTGGAAGAGACCATTTTCAATCACGCCAGTAAGCGCATTCTGATGAAAGCAGGCGCCATTCTGGGCGTCTCGTTTTGGGACAAGTCCCGCCACCACTTCCTGCTCGTAATTCAAGATTCTAGGAATAACCTTCGCGTCCCAACCCACGTCGGCATCAATGAACAGCAGTGCATCGGCCTGAGTGGTGAGGAAATGATCGACAATCGTGTTACGTATTTTCCCGAGGTAAATCCCCCCTGCGATGATGTGCGAATCGAGCACAATCCCGGAAGCAGCACATAGCGCCGCTGTTTGCATGGCCGAAACGTGATAGTCCACACTCAGAGCGTGATAGTAGGAGGGGGTTCCTATCAACACTTGCATCCGTGGTCTCCGAAAATTGCGCGGCTCACAACCGCGCCAATAGCAACTGGTGGGGGAAGTCTTACCAGTCGATCTGATTACCCGTAGCCGGCGCAGTCCAGTTCGGCTGCACTCGCCACACCCCGACCACATAGACCTCGCTTGCGGTCGGAGTGATGGCCGAGGCCGTCGTGTTCCCGAAATTGATTGCTAGCGTATCCGCTGCCGAGACTCGGGAGCCGCCCAGCACAAGACCGGCCTGGGAGGTGGGCTTTTGCACCACCACCAGATCGGTCGTCAAGAGACCTATGCCAGTGGCAGCGAAGGTCTGCTCTGCAGAGGTAGTCCCAGCCACGGAGGCTGGACTCAGCGTGACGCTGAATACCCCTGACTTCCAGATATTGCCTGTCGGCAGCTGGATCGTATCCGGGAGAGTCGAGCTGTTCGGACCGATGTTAGTACCATCGACATTGGTAACGGTTGGATTTGCCATGATGATTTACCCCGCGATCCGCATGCCCATTTGACGGTACAGGCTACTGAACCCGTACAAGACGTCCATTCGGGTAGGCTCGGCATCGTTGTTGATCGTGTACTGAGTGGCGATACGGATACTCAACCCCAGATCTTTGTCCATCGCCCGGCTCGCCTCCACTGCCGTTCTTGGCAGCGGCAAGTCCGCAAAGGCCAATGCAACGGCATCCCGGTGGAATGCGCAGCCCTGCGGGCTCACAACGGAGGCATAAGCCGTGCCGTTGTTTACGGTGATGGTGTAGGGAGAGACAGGAGATGCCGTGCAGTTCTGGAACTGGCCACCGTAGATCAGGCACTCACCGACCGTCAGGGTCAGGGTTCCGTCTGACTTGGACGTATAGACCCCGGTGGTGGCATTAAAGGTGCCGTTGGTCAAAGTGGCCGCCGCGAATTGCGGACCACCGGGTATTGCTGCACCGGACATCGGCGCGTAGCCGCCAGGAGGTAGAACGACAAACTGCTTCAGAGCCCGTCCGTACTGCCCGCGATTCTGCGGGTTGACCGGATACACGCCCTTGATCTGCAGAACGTCCCCAACCGTCACGACAGCTGTCGTGCCCGTCCAACCGGCCGTGGCGAAGGTGCCAGTCTGTGCCCAGCCCGTAGCCAGGACGGCTGTTCCGCCAGCGGAAGTCGCGCCTGCGAGTACGGGAGTGCCGCCTTGTGCTCCAGTAGTAACCGTGACGATATTCTCGTCCTGGAACCAGTCGAAGCCCGCCGTCTTGGCAGCGACGAAACCGAGCTCGTAGTTCTCGCTGATCTTCGCCTGCGGGTTAAAGAGTCCCTTGAGGCTATCGGCCATCGAGGACATCGACAGCGGATCTAGCACCACATCGGGGCTCTGGTTTCTCGGTGCGCCCTCGAAAGCCATAATGGCTCGAGCGTCGGAGAAGGTCTTAAACCCAGTGGGAGTCACCCCGAACGTTCCGGACGTCAAGGCAGTGTTCTGGTAGAAGAAATAAGCGCCGTCCGAGTCGATGCGATTTCCTACCGCAGCGCAGGCCGGCATGATGAATCGCTCGCGGAACTCGCTGATGTCCAGCAGCATGTTTACCGTGTTGAACTGGATATCGACGTGAAATTGATAGTTCAGCGACACCGGCACGTAGGTCTCGGTGCTCGGCTCTACGTTCAGAGCGGGTCCGAAAGTGCCGAAGTAGCGAGGCGGACGCCGGACGTTACACGTCGCGCCTATCTTCGCATCCTTCTGCGCAAACTCGTCGTTATATTGGCGGTTGAACTTATCGGTCAGGACGCATGAATTCGACAGCACGGGCAAAGCCGTGTTCGTGATCATGCTGATGGTCAGCAGGGTATTGGCCACAGAGGACTCCTAGAAGGGTGTTAGGAGCCCGCATCAATGTCTCTTCCTGCTAGAGCGAGAGGCTTTGTCACGTTCAGCCCAGTACGCAATCGTTTCCTGGGTGTTCATGTCTTTTAGCTCTTTGTGAGAGCTGCCATTGCTGTTCGCGGCGATAGGGGTGATCGGTGCGGGCGCGCGGGAGCGGGCGGCTTCGGCTGGTTTGTCTTCAACGACAGGCTTTTGCGCCTCCGTGACAGACTTTTCCAGCTTGGCCTCGAGCCTGCCGATGGCACTCAATGCCATATCTGGCGGCAGTTTGAGAATCCCCTTCAAAGAGTCCGGGTTCTTGCCCCAGTGATACATCACACTGGCGGAATCCTCGGATTTCATCAGATAGTCAGAGATATAGCCTGGGACTTGTAGGTCTAATCGACCCATGTCCTCAACTACTTCCTCATAATCTGAATGATCCTTGGCAAAAGCGGTGTTGCGAGCCATGCGAGCGGTATCTAGCCGCTCGTGCTCGCGTTGGCGCTCCTCTAGTGCCCGTAATGCACGGTCGTCTGCGACGGCCTTGGCGGCCTTCCAGTCGATACGCGCGTTCCAGTACTCTTCAGGGGTTTTGAAGTCCTCCGGTTTTGGCTCCTTGTCGGATGCCACCGGTTGGGCCTGTTTGGACTTCAGCGCAGTCAACTGCGCTTCTGCTTCATCTGCCCGTCTCTCCGCTGCCAATCGCTCGCGGTATTGGTTCTCCGCGAAACTATCGGCCTCTCGCCTTGCCTCTTCGGCTTCCTTCTGCGCCCTGTGGCGCCTGCCTATCACCTGGTCCCATTTCTTGGAACCCATGGCCACTTTCGCGGCCTTTTCATCCTCTGTAAGCTCATCCTCTGCGGCCGGAGCCGCCTTGTCTTCAACCTTTTCAGCTTCTGGTGGCCTCTCAGCAACGACTTTCGCAGGGATTTTGCCAGTTGCGGCAAATTCCACCTGATTACTGCTGTCTACGACCTCGACTGTCATTTATCTGCCAATCACTGTTTGGCCGCTCACTGAAACATCTGGGAAAACCCAACCTTCCACGAAGAATCTGTCTTTGCCGTGAGGATTCAGATTAAAACGCCATACACGTCGTCCCCAGCGTTCCGTATCACTGCAAATATCGTATCCATATCCCCAACTAGGAAGATGGAATATCCATCGTTCCTCAACTATGCGCTCCCCATCCCCATCGGTCCACATACCAGCAAATATCTGCCGGGTAATCCAGGCATTCTTCCAACTGCCCAAACCAGTCCTATCTGGAATATCGCTCTTTATGTGTTGGTAAAACTTCATGCGCCATTAGTCCGTTCGGCCTTCACGGCATTGGCTGCCAATTCTTTGGCAGCGGCCTTATCATGCGCTGCATCAACGTGAGTTTGCAATATGCCCCCGCCGACCTTCATTTCGGTGGTGGCCATCGCTGTCTGGGCGCGAGTGTGGGTATCTTCCAGCTTGACCATGGCGTCGGTATGCGTGTCCTTCTCGGCGCGCTGGTCCCTCAGATGCTCAACATTGAGCTTCGTGGCCTCCTGGTGCATCGTCTTGGTCAGGCCATACTTCAGGTCCGCCTCGAGCTGCTGGATGTGCTGGCCGGCTTGCTGTAGCTGTGCCTGCAGGGACTGGACGATGGCCTTAGCCTGATCCGGCAATTCCTTCATCGCATCACTCATGCCCTGCGGGCTATTCGGGAGCAGCCGGTCTGCGATCTTGTCAGCGTAGGGAATATCCATCGAGCGGATGACGATATCAGGAGCTGATTTGGCAATCGGCTCTCCCAATGGGGTCATCATTAAGGCTGTGAGCTTCTCCACCGCTTCCTCGCGCTTGGTGTCGTAGCCTGGACCTGTATCCATTACGACGCAGTATTCGCCTATCGTTAGATCGTTCTTAGTCGTGATTGTGCCGTCATCTCCTGCAACCTTCTGGTTAATTCCCACCATCTCCGGCATACCGTCTTCACGGATGATTCTCTGCTGACGGGCGGTGTCGTAGTAGAACGGGACCAGATCGAGCAGGATCGTGCCGGTAAAGGCGATGCTCAGAGTCTGGTTATCGAAATACTGGTAATTATTGGAGTCCGACATGGCCCGGCGCTCTTTGAGCGCAATGCCAGATACCACTTCTCCCGGTGTGTCCTGCCCAGGCTCATGCGGCATGCCGGCAATAGACATCAGGTTGTGCTCGGCGGACTGGCTGGCCTCGGCCATGCCAGCCTCTAGGCCCGCAGGAGGCTGCCGCATGGGCGGTGGGACTGGGGCACCGTCTACTGTAATGGGTTTGTAGACAAGGCAGCTGAAAGGCGCCCTATTGGCTCTGTGCCATTCGTCATGCCCTTCGATCTGCCCCTCGGCCAGTACCCACGGAGCCATGGGAGTCAATGCAAGCCGCTCAGTCTTCATGGTCTCCCAGTAGTTCACATTGCGGGCAGGCTCCATCATGTTCTTGACTTTGCCTTTGCGCGTCGTGCGGCCGTTGATCCGCACCGTATTGCCTTGCACTGCAATAATCGGGATGTATCTTCCAGGCAGGTCTCGTCTACCGATCACCTCACGCCCGTTGATGCGGAACCACTGCACCTGACGGCGGGTGCTGGGACGTTCCACGGCCTTCCCGCCCTCTAACGCAAAACCGTACATATGCGGGCTTTTCAATGCCTTGGATAGCACTCCAGTATCGAACTCGGACTCGAATTTCGTGGAACCATCGGTCATCTTGAATAGCCGCTCTGGCTTCTCGATGATCCGGAAATACTCGGCCAGCCTGATTTCGTCCTTGGTCTCCCACTCCATGTCGGTCTCGCCAGGCCCGAACTGCCCAAAGTCGGTCTTCTTAGCTTGTGGGTACTGCTGCTTGTACTTGGTACGCTTGATCTTCTCAGAGATCACATAGCGCATGGAGTCAGAGCCGTCTGGGAGTACCGAGCCTGGATCTCTGTACACCGTAAAAGTGTCCATGATCGGAGCGATACGCAGTTCCTGCTCATCGAAGGAGCGTTCCGAGACATACTCGGGGATGATCCGCCAGTATCCCCAGCCGATGTCTAAGGCGCTCCCTGCCCCTGCGTCATAGGCCACGGAAGCCTTAGAACGATTCTCAATGTGGCGGATCAGGCCGTTGACCAGCTTCGCCTTATCGATGTCCGCGTCTGCAACAGGATGCGCCTTGATCCTCGGGCGCTGCTGCTTCATGTTGTTTTCGATGCGCGTGACCAGCGTATCGGTGTGATTGATGGTTAGGCAGAGCCGCTCAGGCCCGCGATTGGCCATGATATCGCCCGGCCACTGCTCGCCAAGATGCCTGAATCTTAAGGCTTCTATGCCATTCTTGCGGTTATCGCTCTCGGCATCGATGACTTGCTGCAGGAAGTCTTTGCATTCCTTGAAGATATCCTCATCGGTCTGGGCATCGACCGGGTTATCGATGTTGAAGGCGGATTTGTTGGGCTCAGACATGTTAAATTGGGGACTTATATACTTGACTACCCAAGCCGCGATTACTCTACAAACCCGTAGACCTGCTTAACGGTCAAAGCGACTTCTGAATTGCCTTGCGTTCCCTGCTTGTAGGCGCTTCCCTGCGCAGTGACCTGAGTCACGACGTTGGGGAGATCGGTCACATAATCGAGCTGGCCATTCACAATTTGCTCGATCAAAGTTACCGATTCAGCCTCATGCGGCAACCCCGCAGTCTGTTTCTTGGCCTGATCGAACTGACCAGCCAGCGATTTCTTCACGGCCGCTGGTTTGCCGATCGCGTTTACGCTCCAACTCATAGCTTCTCTCCTTGGTGATGGCCGCCGGTTGACCGACTGCCGTAATCGTTCCATGCAACTCGCCATAATCTAAGTTCGGGTAGTCATGTATATAAGTCCCTTAAATTGTGCCTAGGGCGTATGCGCGCAGCCCTTAATGCGCCACCAAACCCGAACACGTTGCGATAACGTAGCTACCGGTCTGCCACCGGATGTCTGGCTCGCTCCATCAAAGAACAAGCGGACGTTATAAACGTCTTTTTCTTCGATTACGGAGCCGTCATAACCCAGCGTCGTGATACGGCGCCCCATTAATGTGCCACCTTCCGGTGCGGGCTTGAATAGCTCCATCCCGAAGCATATGGAGCCGTATAGGAGGTCTAAGCGTGCATCGCGCTCCAGATCAACCCCTCTTGGTAAATCTCTTACGCTCAAAAGCTCCATCCCCGCTCTTGGCTAACAAGCTTGGGCGCAGGCCGATTTTGTATCACGGCTTTGCGGCGCATCATCATGGCATAGCGAGAGGCTGAGAGCAGATCCTCGCCCTGCTTCACGATCAGGCCGTCCTTGCGATGGTACAGGTTGAACTCCTCAAACCAGTCGCTCAAGTGACTGAATACCTTCCAGCGATCAGTCTGCATGCGGTCTAGCATCTCGGTTACACCGGCCTCTACTCCGTTCGTGCCATCCTCGAATGTTGCCCGAGTGTCGCACAGATTCAGTCCTTGAGCGCGATACTGAGCTGCCAGCTGCTCCCCAGACCCCTTATCGTGCTGCAAGCCGTCATGGGGCCATGCCCAGGGTAGCCAGGCCCCCCAGGGCTTTACAGAGGCTGCAAAGAGCACTGGCGTCTGCTCGCGAGCTCGGTGGCAGGCCGTGACATAGATCACGTCGTTATCGCGGTCCCAGGCTATGCGGACAGCAGCGCTAGGATGGTCCCAGCCGAAGTCTAAGCCGCCGATCTGCGGCCAATAGGCCGGGATGGGGAAGGCTGCTGTCGAGATATCGTCCTGGTCTATGGGAAACACGCGGCCTGATCCTAATTGGGGGATGCCCTTGGTACGGGCACCGCGTTCGAAGGGCTTGTAAGTAGCAATAATGGCATTGCGCTGTGCCTGGGTGTAATGCTCGGCGTCCTCAATGGTCATTATCGTGACGTGGGAGTCAGTGGGTTTGTCGAGCAAAAAGCGTTTTACGACATCGGTCATGCCCAAAAGCGGGGTGAATGTGATCAAGGTCATGCCGCCAGTGGCGTTTGTCCTGGTCAAGCCCTCCGTATAGATATCGCTTGGAGGCTCTTCGTCGAACCAGACAAAGTCTAGGGTCTCGCCTTGCCACTTCTCTCGGCCTTTCTCGTAGCTCTTAAGCTGGATTGTGCTGGTATCGCCTGATACATGGCGCACCCGGATGGTATCCACGGCATCGGCTAAACCTCGCGCTGAGCTGCTGTCCAGTAGAGCGGACTTTGGTATAGCGCCAGTACCCCAAGCACCAGGGCGCCCAAGTAGAATGCGCTGAGGGTTATCCCGAGTAGACTCCCCAGTAACGCCACTTGCCCAGCCCACAATCGGTCTATCCCATCGCCTACCGACCCACCAGTCTGGATATATCCCTGTGGCGTGCATGGCAAGCTCGTAGCCGGCCGCGATAGTCTTCCCGACCTGGTTTGCTGCCATAAGCAGGCGTTGTCTGTAGGTGGCTCCTGCGGCATGGAATTCGGCCTGCTTACTGTACGGTCGGTAGGAAAACAGCTTGCGTTGGCTCGCTCGAGTCGATACTTCCCGCTCCAATGCTTTGAGCAGCGAGGTAGCCTCGAATGGACTGAAGGGTAGAGATAAGCTCGGCATCCGCCATCGCCTCCAGTGGCCGATGCTCCACAGTCTGCGCCACCATATCAGGCAAAGTCTTACGCAAGAGAATGCCAGCGGCTTGAATCTGCGTCTTGCTCATTTCCAGCCTACCGGAGACATGATTCTGCAAGCGATTGATTAGCATACTCGTGCGGATCTTTTGCCGCACAATCTCAGGCGTCCAGGTGCGATTACGCGCTGCCATTACTGCGATGCAGCACGATCAGGCAGATGCAGCGTCTTCTTAGACGGCTCTGGCGTATCGTCAAGCAGATTCCTGGCTTTATCCGCTGTCATGGACTCAATCTCCTGCGGCGCTGCAGCAGCGCTGGGCACCCATTCGCCTAGCATCTCCACGCTCGAGAGCCTCACAACGTCCGGATGTACTGGCTCTTGGATCTGCTCGCACATTCTCACGGCTAGCGGCGCATACCACCAGCCCATGAAGTCGTTAGCCTCAAGCGTGGAGCCGAATTGAATGCTGTCTCGGCTGTTCTCTGCGCTTGATCGATATACCAGGCAGGTCTGGGAATTGACGGAATAGGCCAGCAGCTCTCCTCGCGTCCAGCCCGGAGGGATGACGTGTTTAGGCCGTTCCCTAGTCACGGTTTGTATTAGATCGCGGTCAGCCATGGAGAATCGCCACATCCTTCTCAGTCGCCAGCACGCATTCAGTCCCATCGATCATACACGTCTGGAAATCATAGCCGTCCTTCTCCAGCCCTCCGAGTTCTACCAGATCGCCCACCTTAACCTCAGTCGGCCTGAACTGGCTGGACTCCCGTACCGTGTGGAATCTCTTGCCGTCCTTATCGCCCCTGGAGTGCTTATAGGGCCATGTTCCTGGACCCGCCGCTACCACATAGCCTCTCACGGGTTTGCCTCTCCAGTCGGCTGCTATGGTCTCTGAGAGCACGGGTGGAATGGGTTTGACGACTATGACGTCTCGCAGTGGTCTCAGGCGCTCATCAGGTGCGATGAAGGTTATGCAAGCGTGAGTGAGTGGGGGGGTGGACTTCATGTGTAAACCGCGTGCACAGCTGTTTTAGGCAGTGGCAAAGTGACCTGCGGCAGATGTATCAAGCCGTATCGGCGCGCGATTTCATTGAATTTATGCTGCGCAATTTCCCGGTAGGAAGGCAGCATATCATCCGATACATCCCCCACCACGACATCGAAGCGAGTAGGCATCCAGTCGTTGTTAATATCGTACTGGCGCACTTCTCGCATTCGATAGCCCTGAAACCAGCCATTGGCTGGAGGGAGGAAGAATGTTTTGGTGGAAAGCAAATCCTCCGCTACTAACACGCCAGCAGCTGTAAAGCCCAAAGCTCGGAGAAATCCGCGCCTATTCACTTGCGCTTAGCCTTCTTCGCCCGGTATTCCGAATAGGCTACAGCAGCACGCTGGCTTTGCTTCGGGAAACTCTTGCGGGATTCGCTCGAGCCCATATAACGCGAGACGAAGGATTTCAATGACTCGCTTTTGTGGGGAGCAGGCATTACTGGTCTCCAGCGAGCCGCTTTTTGACCCGCTTCCAGATGTCTAACACCATCGCCGTTGGCATCATCTTGACCTCAGCGTACTTCCTCATCTGGGCCTCGGTTCGGTTTGCCATCCAGTCGTTAGCATCTGCACGCAAGGGAGCGAATTCCAACGGCTCGCTTTGAGTTGGCAATGGAGA